CAGATACGCCATCATTTAAAAAGGCTAAACTAGTTATCCTAAGTAATTTACTCAGGAAAGCTGGTTTTGACCGAGATATATTAGCTAATATCGAAAAAGTGTGGTGCTCTGAACGAACATTACACATTAACGGTAAAGAAGCTGGAAAATTGAGAAATGGGCAACCCATGGGTGACCCATTAACCAAAACTGATTTATCTCTCACACATCCAATATCTACGGAGTACGCATTGATACGCCTTAGAAGAGAATGTTTTGAGAGAAATGAAAAACTCGACTTACTATTCTCACGCGCCGGAAACGGCGATGATGATATAATAGTCGGGAAAGGTAAGCATTTTCCCACCTTTATCCAATATGTGGAGCAAGGTGTTGAGATGCTAGGTTATATAATTTCTAAACAAGATACCTTCACTAGTAAGTGGGGTACCTATTGTGAAGAAATATTTAGAGTTCCCTTGTTTTCTTCAGAGAGTGTAAAAATCTCTGCAAGTCAAAAGGACTCTTCTTTATCACCATATCTTGATTATCCAAAACTAAGATTAGTACTGGATGTCAAGAAGGACAGAGCCGACTTTAGTTCCGATCCAATGGGAAAGGTAACCTTATTAGGCTCTGATTCAGAATATGTTCGCAAAGACTCAGCTATAGGAGTATCAAACTTCTTTAGTGTCGCCTCTGCGTTACAAGATATAAGTTTAGGTATAAATGAACTTAAAGTTCCTGCATACCTTCACAAGAATATATTAGGCATAGGAAAACCGACCCCCTTCTTTGAGGCGGAAGGTTACCTTAAAGCCATAAGATCCCAACGTCCATGGCCTAGCCGTGTTACGTTTGAGATTTTAAAAGAATTTATTACAGGCGAATTCCGCATCATGGAGATGACAGGATCCGTCTATAAAAATCAAAAACATTTTGATAAGGAGGCCCTCTTAGAGTGTATTACACTCCCGGATGACCATTTCCTTAAAACTTTTATGATAATACCAAAGGAGAAAGTCAAAGACTTTCCTCCTGGAGTAATATCTAAATTATTATCGAAGAAACTTCTAGTTACAGAACGAGAAGTTATTCGATTTTATATGTTCCAGAAGAGAATCGAGTCACTAGAAACTATTGACTTTGATCTCTTTAAGAAAATTAAAGAAACTATTCCAATGTCTCCACTAACATCCGAAGATGAAGTGGTGATAGTGGAAGATTTCGTAAGAAAATTCTCCTTTAATACATATCATCTAAAATATTATAAAGATGAG